GTTAAGCCTCAAACGCGTTTTTTACTTGTGACAACTTTTTTCCCCTTCCTAACTGACTGTGCCTGAGTCCATTACAAAGAAAGCCCAAAGGCTCGGAGTTGCCCGTCAAACCTTGGCTATCTGGAGGGATGACGGTCTTGATCTTGATGACGATCGGGCGGTTAGGAAGCGGATGCGTGAGCGACCCGGCGAGGACGGAAACACCGAGGACGCCGAAGAAACGAAACTCCGCAAACTCAAAGCCGAGGCGGACATCCTAGAACACAAGCTTGCTGTTCAGCGCGGTGAATTTGTTTCAAAGGAATCGCAGCTCGCCGAGGGGATGAAGATCGGTCTGGCAGTCAAGGGAGTGATGCTCCGAATGGAAAGCGATCTCACTCCACGCCTAGCCGGTCGCAAGTCGTCAGAAGTTGCGAAGATCATCAGGGAATATAGCCGCGCCAAACTTACCGAATTGAGCCTTTACGAGTCAGCAATCACAATCCCGAACGAATGACAGAAGACCCATCATACCCACTGATCGAAGGATTCAAGGACGGTGTAACCCCGCCGCCGCTTCTGCCCTTGCGTGATTGGGTATCCGAAAACGTCTACCTTCCCAACTCACCCGAGGGGGCGCGGTATTCTGTAGAGGCGATCCCGGCTCATGGTTTCATCTTCGATGCGCTCGCAGATTCGGACGTGAAAGAAATCTCCCTACTTGCCTGCGTGGGATTCGGAAAGACGGCGCTGCTTGAGGCGTGGATGACCTCGATCGTTTCGATCCACCCCGGCGACACGCTGGTTGTCGGGCAGTCGGGCGAGATGATTAAGGACTGGATGGAGTCGAGGATGAGGAAGGTTTGGCTTTCCTCTCCCCTCTCATCGCCCTACATCCCGCGCGGCCCAGAGCGTTCCAACTGGAAAAAGGATTCCGTTATTTTCCGGCACATGAACTTCTTCGCTGGAGCCGCGAACGAAACCGACCTACAGGAGAAGTCCATGGTCAATACAGCCGGGGATGAGTGCTGGCGGTGGAAGTATGGAATGATTGATTTCCTGCTCAAGCGGCATCATGGCCGCTGGAACCGCAAGAATCTCCTGATGTCTCAGGGAGGGGTTGAGGGGACGGAGTGGCACACCCACGCCGAGCAAGGGAAGTGGTTTGATATGGAGCATCAGTGTCCGTCCTGCAAGGAATGGTCTGTTTTTGATTGGAAGATGTTTAGGAAATTTGAGAAGATAAAAGACAACAACGATGAACTAGACTGGCCTGCTATCTATAAAACCGTTCTCCTCACATGCCCGAAGTGCGATGAGGATTTCAAGGATGAGGAATACAACCGCCGCCAGTGGAGCAAGTGCCGACCGATCTGGAACGGGGCGAAACATATCCCCGAGCGGGTCACGTTCTCCTGCTCGTTCTTGACTGTCTGGCGCTACCAGTGGCGCGACATCGTGAAGGAATGGATACTGGCCAACGAGGAGCGCAAAGAAGGGCAATATGAGAAACTTCAGAACGTAATCAATCAGCGGTTCGCGCAGTTTTGGAAACCACCCACGACCACTCCGAAGCTCGCGGTTCAGGGCGATCCTTACAAGCTCAAAGAATACCACGAAGGACAGAAGTGGGATGGAGAGACAATGCGCTTCCTACGGGTGGACGTGCAGCAGGGACATAGCTGGGCAACGGTTCGCACCTACAAGATCGGGGGGGAATCCCGCTTGCTCTGGGCTGGACGGCTGGAGACATGGGAAAACGTGCGATATATTCAAGAGCAATTCGGAATCGAAAACCGCTTCGTCTTCGTTGACTGCGGATACGATCAGGAGCGGGTGGCAATGCACGCACTGAAAGCCATCAAGGAAGACGACCCAAACCCGTGGAACCTACTGAAAGGCGAAGATACTGAGGGCTACATGACGCAGCTCAGGAACAAGCGATACATGCGGATATTCTCCGACTACACCCACGTCACGGCCTCGAACGGCAAGCCCTACAAGATTATCAGGTTTTCAAACCTCAAAGCCAAAAACAAACTGGCCGCGCTAATGGAGCAAGAGGGATTCGGCATCCCCGCCGACATCACCCCCGCCTACCATAAGCAGATGCAGAGCGAGCAGAAGCGAGAGGTTGCGCCCGGCAAGTGGCGATGGATTCCAATCCGAAAAGGATACCCCAACCACCTTTGGGATACTGAGGTGATGGGTGTTGTGGCCGCTTGTATCTTCGGAATCTTTCAAGGGCTGGAAGAGTTGAAGAAATAGCATTTTGACACCCTGCGGAGGTTGTGGCCTCCTCATTTTCTGTTGCATCCGATCTATACGCATGGGCTTGCGGCAACGCTGGCCGCATCCAACAAATCCGGGACTCGTTTGATACCGGCGTTTCGGCTGGTGCATTGACAAAGGGGGGGCTGGATAATGTAACAGGCGCAACCAAAAACGGTGTATCCATGCAGAAGACGATTGGGCTAGGCGAGAGCGAGCGCATCACAGCACTCCGCACGGCACTTGCCCACCTTGAAGCTGGTTATCCGCCATCCAGCAGGACTCGGGCAACATTTTGACACCCTGCAAGGGGTAATGGCAATCCTCGATCAGTATAGCCGCCCCATCCAGTATAAGGCAGCACGCAGCGCAAATAGGAGCAGCAACGATAGGCCGTGGGAACCTGTCCAACTCAAGGACATTGGCACTCTCATACCTGCACAGGATCGGAAGACCCTACTCTCTGCGAGTCGTCGGCTCTACATCAACAAGGGGGAGATACTCGGCGCGATCAACCAAAAGGCGATGTATTCCGTCGGCAGATCGTGGAAACCCAAATTTCTAGGCGATGATATGGAGTTCGGGGAAGCTGCTTGCAAGTTCCTCAAGGAAGAGTTTTACAACATCGGCGACGTGCGCGGGGGTATGCACGATTTCGTCACCAACCTTGCTATCTGGTCGATCTCTGTTGACCGGGACGGGGAGGTTTTCATCCTCCTGACTGAAACGGAAAACGGATTCCCAAAATATCAAACCATTGAAAGCCACCGAATTTCCACCCCGAAAGGCATGGAAGACGGGAAGATGCGCGGCGGCACGCTGACTGATGGCATCGTCTACCATAAGAGCGGTGCGGCGAAGGAATACGCCTTCGTTAATGACGAGTGCGAGTTGATCGAATGGATCGAGGCTTCCAACCTCATCCACCTTTACGACCCCTCATGGGCAATGCAGGGGCGCGGAATTTCTGGCCTTACTCACTGCATCAATGACCTCCGAGATTGTTTGCAAGCCCATGAGTGGGAGCGACTTGCGATGATGACGCTATCTAGTATTGGAATTATCGAATACAACGAAAACGGCGGCCCGGATGTCAACAGCCCTTCCGTTGCCTTGCAGGGTGGAGCGAGCGAACAGCAGGGAGTCACTCTGAATAAAATGGATGGTGGCAGCGTTCGCTACTTCAAGTCCAATTCCGGCAGCAAGATCGAGACAATCAAAAACGACCGCCCCGGCAACGCCTTCATGGAGTTCCATGAGCGCATGATTCACGGCGCGTTCTTCGGCCTGAATTGGTCATACGCCTTCTGGCGCGGGGCAGGAGCTGGAGGCGGCACAGCACAGCGCACAGAGATAGCCACAGCGCAGCGAGCGGTCGAAGATAGGCAAGACCTCCTAGCCTACGCAGCAAAGCGCCTCATCGGGTATGCAGTCGCCAAGGCACAAAAGAGCGGCAGGCTCCCGCAGTCCCCGGATTGGTATAAATTCAAATTTTCCTACCCTGCCAAGCTCACCATCGACGATGGGCGAGTGGCCAAGGAACTAGAATCCAGCTTCAAGCTCGGCTTCCGCAACCAGTCCCAAATCATCGAGATGATGGGTGGGGATGCGGATGAGCATTGGGAGGAACGAGCCAAGGAAATCTACCAGCGCAAGAAAGCAGCCGAACGCTGGACAAAGGACGGCATCACCGTCGAAGCCCGCGAGATGGTAATGATTACACCCAACGAAACAGCAGAAACACCCGAACAACCGAAACAAAATGGAAATCCTCAAGATTGAAAACAAAAAAGGGAAAATTACCCTAAACGATGCTGTCCACAAGGAGTCAGCCGACCAGCTAATCCACGACCTCGGGCAGTTGTTCGGCGCGTCCGCCGTGCTTGCTCAAATGTCCATTGGTGACGTTGTATGCGCTGCTGACGATGCTCTGGAAGGCGTAGAGGTTGAAATCAATTCTCCGGGCGGCAGCGTTTTCGAGGGTCACCGCATATACAACTCACTCCGCGAGATGTCAGCCCGTGGAGTGCCGGTCACAACCACCGTCAACGGCCTCGCCGCCTCTATGGGCAGCGTGATCCTCCTTGCAGGCGACACCCGCCAGATGACCAAGGGTAGCCGCATTATGATCCACGAAGCCTCCACGATGGCTCAGGGCGACTCTAAGAGCCTCCGCAAGACTGCCGATATGCTGGAGGGAATCAGCGCAGAGATTGCCGGTATCTATGCGGAGCGCACAGGGGGCGAAAAGGATGCGATCCGCGACCTCATGCACGCAGAGACATGGATGGACGCAAAGCAGGCCAAGGAAGCCGGATTCGTGCAATCCATCGTCGGCGAGAAACAAGAGGAAGCGGCAGCATTTGACACAAAGCCCAAGGGTATGACAGGAATCCTCTCGAAACTCTTCCCCGGCAACGATGACGCTGCAAAGTTTGAAGCAGAAATTGCCGAAAACGAAACCCTCCGCAACGAGCTTACAGAGGCTCAAGCGAAGATCACCGAGCTTTCAGGTCATGCCGAGTTGATCGTTTCCAAGGATTCCGAGATCATCGCCCACCTCGCCATGATTTCCTTACTGGAAGCATCCAGCAAGCAGGAGAGCGAAGAGGCACAAGCTGAGATCGCCGAGCTAAAAAGCACCGCCGACGAATCAGCCGAAGCAATCGCCCAGAAAGCCTCCACCCTCCTCGCGTCCACTGGTCATCCTGAACCGGTCGACACATCCGAAAACGCAGAGGCTCCAACCGATGCTTACACTGAATATCGCAATCTCCAGAAAACCGACCCTCGCGCCGCTGCCGAATACTGGACAGCAAACGAGGATAAGATCAAATCTCTCTAAAACACAAAACTAACAAACTAAACTTATGGCTAACTCCACCACAGGCATCCAAGACGACATCATCGCTCGCAGCGTCATTCAAGGCTTTACGGCAAACATCGCACCGCTGGCTGCCCTCAATACCATCTTCTCCGACGCAGCGTCCAGTCGCGGCGATCGGGTATCCGTTCCACGTCTCGCATCTGCACTTGATGCAGCCGCTGACAAATCCGTGGGCAGCGCCTACGCAATCCAAGACATCGACTCCGATGCTGTGGAAATCGTCCTTAATAAGCACAAGTATGTTTCGATGGGCGCTGACGACATCGAAGTCGCCAACAGCTCCGCCCTTGCTCTTGAGCGTTACGGTGTCCGCAAAGGCAACCTGCTCGCCAAGACAGTCGTTCAGGACATCTTTTCGGAGATCACCGCGGCCAACTTCGGCGGCGCAGCCTTCACCGGTGCAGCCTCCTCATTCGACGAGGATGACGTTGCTGATATCGCCGATGTTTGCGACGATGCAGACATGCCAGCAGATGACCGCTACTTGGTTCTCAGCAACGCATACATCACCGCACTCCGCAAGGTTGGCGCTATCAAGGACACCGCAGGATATGGCTTCAACGCCATCCAGTCCGGCGTTATCCCGATGCTGCACGGCTTCAAGGTTATCCCTTCCAACATCATCCCCGGAAACTCGGAAAACTTGGTCGGCTTTGCAACTGACGGCAGCGGCATCGCTTCGGCCTTCCGCTACCTCGCCCCACAGGACGGCAATAAATACGACCGCGCAGAGCCTGTCGTTGGCGAAGGTGGAATCACCCTCGGCCTCCGCAACTGGTATTCGGAAGACTTTGGCAACCAGCGATCCGTCATGGAGTGCGTATATGGCTACGAAACCGGCCTTGCTGCTGGTATCAAGCGCCTTGTATCCGCCTAATCAATCACGGGGCGAGGTTCAACCCCTCGCCCCTCTTACCTTCAAAAAATCATGGCAGCATACGCACTACTCATCGGAACCCAAGGCGACAAGCGCACCCTAATTCTTGACGGCAGCCCCGTCGAGGTTCGCAAGACATTCAAGACATCGGACGGCGAAGGCTTCGAGAAGCTGGAGGTCATCGAGTCGGGAGTTGGTCGCAGTCGCTCCAGAAGGTTTGTAACCAAGCCAGCAAAGAAGCAGGAAAAGAAGCAAGCCAAAACCCAAGGCTAGCAATAGTCAACCAAAATCTAGCCGTCCACCCCTCACAGGCTGGGCGGCTTTTTACTTTACGAAAATATGAGCAAACAAGCAGGAAAAGGAGACAAGCGCAGGCCGGGAGACTCGGATAAATTCAGAGCAAACTACAAGGCAATCTTCGCCAAGAAAGGGAATGTGGACAAGCCTATTTTGACCCCACCCCCAAAGTATGAGCATCGTTGATAGCTTCCTGACTGGCGGCAATCCTGAAGTGGACGCAACTTTCGGCGTATCCTCTATGGTGGCTGATGGCCAGACGTTCAATGTGGTTTTCAATGACGAGCGCACAAGCTACGAGGGGGCGCTGGGCGGCCTAGAATCACCCGTGCAGGCGACAGCAACCGCACAGCCCACACACGTTACCAATCCCAAGGGGTTGCTTCAGAAACGCTGCACAGTGGGCGGCACGTCCTACAGGATCGCCGAGGTTCAAACAGGGACAGTAGCGGTGCATTTCGTGCTAGCCGACCCCAACGAAAGCAGATGATCACGGTTGAACTAGATCGAGCTTCAAAGGAGCAATTCAAGCGGGATATCGAGAGATACGCGAAGAAGAAAGGAGCCGTCATTGAGGAATCAATCGATGAGCTTGCGGGGCATATTGGAAAGGCGATTGCCAGCAAAGTCCAGCCGTTCGGCCTGAAGGCAACCAAGATGCAGAAGTTTGAGAGGAGCGTCGAAAAACAG